CTGTCGCGCCCATAGCGAGACGAGCATCCGGCGCGCCGCTAGGGCGTAGTCGCCGCCCTCCATGGCCGTCAGCGTGGCCTTGAACTTCAGCAGGCCGGCGATGCCCAACTGGTACGCCATCGAGACCAGCACATTTCGCCGCGCCTCGCTCATGCCCCGCCACCATGGGATCCGGGTGTCGAGCGCGGCGTAGATCGGCGCGAGCCTGTTCCCCATGAGGTAGCGGGCCTCCTCGAGCGTGATCCCGCCGCCAGACCGCTTGTCGATGAGCGTCCCGATGCCGATCGTCAGGTAGCCCTCGCTGTCCGAGTAGCCGTACGGGACGAAGCCCTCCTCGGCCTCGATGAGCTCCTCCGGCGTCATTCCTTGGAGTGTACGCCACCCCATAGTCCTTGACGTAAGGCATTGAGCCAGAGCACACTGCAACCGGAACTACCCGGTCGTCCCGGGAGGGAGCAGTGAATGCCAGAAGATGTCGACCTCCAGCCAGACCCGGAGACGCCCTCCGGAGACGGCGTGTCGGAGGATCTGCCGGAGACGCCCTTCGGCGAAGACGGCAGCGCAGGGGAAGCGGAAGCTGAGCCGGCCGGAGACGACGCCGACGCCTCAACCGACGACCCCACCGATCCGGACGATGCGCTTCCCGACGACGAGCAGGGCCTCAAGGCGTGGCAGAACCTCGAGAAGAAGTTCTCCCACATCGCGGACCCCGAAGCTCGCCAGCGGGCGGTGGCCAAGGCGTATTGGTCGAAGGCAAATTACGCCTCCCAGACTCGCAGGGAGAACGAAGAGCTCAAGGCTCGTGTCGCGCGTCTCGAGAAAGAGAAGCCGCCCGAGCCCGAGGCCAAGGACATCCCTCCGCATCCCGACATCGCCAAGATCGACGCAAAGATCCAGACCCTCTACACCAAGACGCAGACGATCCAGGCCGACCAGAAGGGCCGGCTCGAGCAGCTCAAGATCATCGACCGCGAGGTCGCGATCGCTGAGGACCGCCTCAAGGACGCCTACGACGAGCAGAAGCCGGCGTGGCAGCAGAAGCTCGAGCTGGCGCAGCAGAAGTACGACGGCGTTCGGCAGCAGTACCTCTACGGCAACGAACGCCTGGAGGAGCTGAACGGGAAGCTCGAGCAGGAGATCGGAAACCGCGACTGGGTCGAAAAGTTCCACAAGGAAGAGAGGGCCCGACACACACGCGAGCAGTCGGAGAAGGAGCAGGAGTTTCGAGAGTTCCCGGCCCGGGTGGACGGCTACATCACGGAGATCGCGGACGAGGCGGGGATCCCCAAGGACGAGCGCGTGCGCCAGTCCTGCTGGAGACACGTCAACCGCGCCATCATGGTCGAGCTGCGGCGCCTCGACGTTTCGGACGTGGACAAGGTCGACGTTCGCGACCTCGTCGACCGATACGTCAGGGAGTACGCGGAGGATCGTGACATCCAGGTCCGCTCGAAGTTCACCGAGCGCTCTCGAGAGAAGCTCCGAGTCGCGACGGCGACGGTCCCGGGCAGAGCGCCCGCGCCGGCGTCCCGCGCTCCGGTGTCCACCAGGGCGCCGGTCCCCGTCTCTCTACTGTCAAGCGACGCATCCCCCGCGATGGCGCGAGCGAGGCAGATCCTCGTGAAGCGTCTCGGGGGAGGTCGCTGACCTTCACGAGGACGACATGGCGGACACGGGCGCAATCCAGGACATCGGTAACGAGCTGAAGACGGTCTACCCGACCGGGACGTTCGAGGAGCCGGTCAACAAGGTCGCGAAGTTCCGTCGCGACCTGCAGCGCGTCGACCTGATGGTGTCGGAGGGCGGGACCGCCAAGTTCCCCCTCGGCATCGCGTCGGCGTGGAACGTCGGGATCATCCCGGACATGGGGACCTTCCCGGCGCCGATCGACCCCACGCGCATCCAGGGCGAGGTCTCGCCCGAGCTGTTCGTCGGCAGCTTCCAGATCGGTCTCAAGACGAAGGCGCAGGCGAAGAGCCAGAAGTCGACGTTCAACGCGGGCGGCATCCTGGCCGACCGCGTCGAGAACACGGTCTCGGAGCTGGGCAAGGTCATGAACCGGTCCTACATCGGCTCGACCGGGCTCATCTTCTCGACCGTCGAGTCGAACCCCGGGACGAGCACCATCGTGCTGACGAAGCCGCTCGGCGCGGAGCTGCTCAACCGGAACATGCGGGTGGACTTCTACAACGGGGCCACCCCGCGCACCGCGGTCGGGCGCAAGCTGACGAGCGTCAACCGCGCGACCCGGCAGGTCGTCTACGACGGCGGCAACGACGCGGCCATCGCGGCGGGGGACTTCGTCTACCTCGCCGGCACGTACGGCCGCACCGTCTGGACCCTGCCCCAGATCGTGGGTGACGCGGCCGACGCCGGGACCATCTACGCGAACGGCGTGCGCTCGAGCTACCCCGAGCTCAACGCCTTCGTGTTCCGCGGAAGCGCCGGGCTGCGCGACCTCACCGAGCAGCTCATCCTCGAGGCGATCGACGCCCCGATGCGGGAGACCGGGAAGAAGATCACGAAGGCGATCTCCAACAGCGGGCAGGCCCGCAAGTTCGTGGAGTTCGTCCAGGCGGACCGGCGCTACGCCGGCCCGCAGGGCACCGCCCCGAAGTACACCCTGGGCTACGCCGACGACTCGCTGCAGATCATGGCGCCGGGAGTGAACGTCACGCTCGAGGTGGACGTCGACTGCAGCCCCCGGGTCATGTACTTCCTGGCGATGGACACCTTCGGGCGCTTCGAGGCGATGGCGCTCGACTGGATCGACGACGACACGATGATGCGGCTCGTCCCCGGCTCGGGCACCTTCAAGGCCGGCTTCCTGGCCTACGTCGGCGCCATCGAGAACGTCATCAACACCATGCCGCGGGCGAACTCGCGGATCGAGGACCTGAACGACCCCATCTGCGGCGACTGACGCTTCGCCGTCGTGACCTGAGCCCCCGGGGGGCGCCATCGCCCCCCGGGAATTGAGGGGTAACCCTCTGAGAGGAGAAACGAGATGGCAAGCATCGGAACGAAGAAGGGCACCGAGAAGGCGGGCGGGGGGATCACCTACCGCTCGATCAAGAAGGCGACGATCATCGCGAACCGGCTGCACGCGGACGTTCTGTCGGGCAGCTACCTGAGCTACAACGGAAAGGGCCAGCCCTTCCTGTTCCTCGCCACCATGGCCGCGGTGGCGTCGGGCGCGGACACGGTCGAGCACGTCGCGCTCCTGCCCGCGGGCAACGTGCTGCACTACTGGCCGATCGGCGCGATCGCGCAGGGCATGAAGGGGCCGCAGGCCAACGTAAACGGCCTTCGGCTCGACTTCGACGCGGCGGCCGGCGACGGCGCGAACTACGTCCCCGGCGGGCTGCTGGGCTCGCACCTGCTCAATGTGGAGCGCACCGCCGGCGCGGCCGTCCCCGAGGGCAAGTTCATCCGGTGGCGTGGGGTCATCGAGGACGTGTCGGGCGCCACGCAGTTTGCCGTCGGCTTCCGAAAGTCGGAGGCCATCCAGGCGGCGATCGACAGCTACGCCGACCTGGCGGCCATCGTCGCTCCGCTGGGTGCTGTCGCCACGAAGACGATCCTCGCCACGGTGGTCGTGAACCGCGCGACCGGTTCCGCGGCCTGGGCGGACGGCGAAGAGCACGAGATCCTCGTCACCTGCGCGGGCAACGGCAAGGTCGCGTTCTACTTCGATGGCCGGAGGGTCGGCATCGACTTCCAGTTCGCCGACGACGCCGCAGTCGTGCCCTTCATCTTCCTGCTCGAGTCGGCCGACTTCACCTTCTTCTACACGAAGGCGCTCGAGGTCGGCCCCCTGGGGCAGCTCGCGTAAGCGGGCGAACCGGATGGACTCCTTCCGCCAGCTCGGGCCGGACCACTACACCTGCGTCCCGGTCCCGGGCTTCGAGAAGGACCCGTCCGTCACCGCGGCGATCCGGGAGTTCGACCCCGGCCTCATCCCGTTCTGGCGCGTCCAGCTCTGGACGGCGCCGGGGTCGAGCGACCCACTCCGGGTCGTCCATCACGGCATCGGCCGCTACTATCCGATCCCCCGCTACCTGCGGAGGCCCTTTCGGATCGAGATGCCGGCCCACGACCGGTCCGACCCGCCCAACTTCCTCGACGCGATCATCGAGGACCAGGCCGTCGAGACGTACCGCCGCGGCGGACCGGGGGGCTACTTGCCCTGGGACTGGAGCCTCTACCGCTGGTGCCGGGGGATGTACCTGCGGATCACGGCCGAGAGCTGGCAGCGCTTCCACGCGGAGAAGCGCGCGCGCGAGGAGCGCGAGTACGCCTCCATGCTGGCCGAGATCGAGGGCAAGAAGAAGGACCTCGAGCCCTACCTCATGCGGAAGGTCAACGAGGTGAGCGAGACCGGCTGGAAGCAGTACCTCCGCTTCCAGGCCGAACAGGACAGGCGGCGCGCGCTCAAGCTGGCGCCACTGCGGCTGGTCGAGTCGAAGAAGACGACGGTGGTCCTCCGGTCGCCCCGGAGCGACAAGACGTTTGGTCGGGTCGCCCCCGCCCAGGAGCTCGGTGAAACCCATGCAAGTTCGTAAGCTGTGGACGCGCCTCAACGAGGCGATCCTCGTCTGGCCCGGCGAGGAGCCCCTCGTGCTGAAGTACAACCGCGAGGAAATCTGGGTGCCGCCCCGTACGGACACCGCGCGCGTGGGGCCAGGCTCTCCATACCGACTGCCCAGCGCGTCCGACCAGCGCGGGAATCCGCTCCGGGGCACCGTGCTCGTGCGCGACGTGACGGTCGAGACGGACAGCGGCGGCTACGAGACCGTCCTCGACGTGCAGGCCATGGCGCGCTACCTGGTGCGGGACCGCGACGACCTGTTCAACCGCGGCTTCAACATCGTGAGCGTGGCCGAAGAGGTCGCGGTCGCGATGACCCTCGGGATCCCGATCTACGAGAAGAGCCAGGACGAGCGGGCGCGCGCCATCATCGCGAACGAGATGGACCGTCGCCGGAAGTTCGAGGAGAAGGGCCAGCCCGCCCCGCCGAGCTCGTCCGAGCACCTGATCGCCTGGGCAATCACGCACCTCAAGAGCCGCTCCGCCGAGAAGCCTCGGTTCACCACCGACGCCCTCCGGGTTGCGCTCGAGGGGAGGTACGAGGCCGAGGCTCCGCCGGCCACCATCCCGCTCGACACGACGGAGGGGGCCACCCTCTACGCCGATGCAAAGGCGAGCGGGGTCCAGCTCACGAAGCAGGAGCTCGCGGGGATCCTCGACGGCGACCAGGACCAGATGGAGTTCGTCAGGCAGAAGATCGCCGCACGCCTCGCGGCCAAGCTCGAGAAGAGGCTGGACGCCGAGACCGAGGCGAGGCAGGGCGACCCCGCGGAGTGAGGCGGGCGCCCAGGGAGGCGCGTGTTGAGGACGAGCGAGATCATCGACAACGGCCTGAGCCTGGGCGACAACGTAAGCGAGTCGGATGCGGCCTACGTCGAACGCCGGCGCCGCGCCCACGTCGGCCTGGTCGAGGTCTTCTTCGCAGCCTACACGGCGCGGGCCTGGGCTCGCCGCAAGACGAGCGCCCGTCTCATCGTTCCGGCCGGGGCCGGGCGGGTGGCGGTGCCCTGGGACTTCGCCCGGGTCGGGACCTACGGTGCCGTGTACCTCGTGCAGGGCGGGATCGTGGGCTCGCACCCTCTCGACGAGGTCTCCGAGGACCAGATCACGGAGCTGCGCGCATCCATCGACGTTCCCCACTCCTACGCGATCTTTGACGTCGAGCCGGTCGGGATTGACGGCTTCCGGGACCTGCTGCAGATCGGCCCGAACGGCGCTCCGGTCGAGCTCGAGCTCCACTACTGCCGAAAGGCCCCGCGCCTCGTGGACGCGAAGGACCCCGACGCCGGCGCAACCCAGGCGGTCACGCTCGCGCTGGTGGGCACCACGGTCACCGGAACGACAGCGCAGGCGCATGGCTTCACGACCGACGACTTCGTCGTCGTGGCGAACGCGACCGCGGACGACTACGAGGGCAACTTCCGGATCACGGTCACGGGCCCGACGACCTTCACCTACGAGATCACGACGTCGCCCGCCACGCCCGACGCTGGAGACGTGGGCCTCGACGTCACCCGCGGCGACGTGGCGCCGAATCACATCCCGGAGGACTTCCACATCCCCCTGCTCTGCACCGGGCTCAAGGCGGCGCTGCGCGAGTCCAAGGGAGACGCGCGCTGGCAGACGCTCGACAAGAGCTACCAGGACGCGCTGGCGGCGGTGAAGCGGGAGCGCGGGCGCTTCGGCTCCGGCCTCCACCAGCTCCCCGGGTTCTTCGGATAAGCCATGCCCAGAAGGAGCATGGACGGGAGCGGGAAGCCCTTCGAGTTCCGGCCGGGCATCGGCGGCTTTCCGCCGCTCGGTGGGATCTTCAGGTCAGGCGACCCGGCCACGATCCCCCCGAACAAGCACCACCTGGTCGTCAACTGCCGGATCACGCCGGCTGGCATGAAGACGCGGCCCGGGCTCTCGCTCCTCCACTCCACGGGCGTCTCGGAATGCGTCGTCGCCCTCACGGGAGAT